AAGCTGCTCGTGAGTAAATTCGGCCATTATTGCCCCCCCAAATACATCTTGAGCAAATCGGCGTCGCTCATATCGGCCGGGGCTTGGCCGCCGCCTTGCGCGCGTTCAATCACGCCGCGCAATTCCATAAGTGCGTCGCGAAAATCATCTGGGCGTTGGGCCGTATTGAGCCGCGCGATTGCTTGCTCGGCTTTACGGCCCTCAATCTCGGTGATTTGACCACCACCCTTGAGGCTTGCAAACGCTTGCAAGAAGGCTTGGCCTTGCAATTGCTCAATGCGTGAACGTGCGCGAGTCGCCTCGGGCGCAAGCGGGCCAAGATATTGCGTCACCAGCCCGCCAGCACCGACGGCGCTATCAAGGCCAGGGTCTACGATAACCGCGTCGATCGTGTCGAGCATTGCTTGAGCTTGCGCATTTCCCTTGGCTTCCTTTTGTGAGCTTGTGCCGCCTGAAATATCAACCCAGCGCATACCGCTTTCGCTGTTTGGATCGGCGATAAGTGCGCGGCCCGTTTTCGTATCAATTTCGATCACGCCTTGGCTGTCGCCAGTTTGCACATTGATTGTTTGCCCGCCGCCGCCAATTGACGTGATCTTGCCGTCTGGCGCTTGCTGGTATGCACCTTCAGGTAACCCAATCTGCGCAATCTCTGGCGCGGTCAGCACGCGGTGCGAGGGGTCGGGTGCGCCCTGATAGATCACCGTTCCGTCGATCGGATTAACGAGCGTGCCACCAACATTTACGCCCTTCACTGGGGCGGGGGCTGGCGCGAATATTGTCGATGCAATAACCTGTTGCGCCTGATCTGGCGGCAACGACATAAGCACGGCCTGCTGCTCTGGCGTAAAGCGATTGAGCACGCCGCTCGTCTGCAATTGCTGTCGAAATGCGATAGCAGGATCGGGCGCCCTGAAAACAGTCTCGGCAATCAAGGCCTGCGCAGCTTGTGGCGGCATACTGGCAAGCATCTGGCGCTGCTCTGGCGTAAACCGCGACAAGAGCGAGGGGTTGTTGAGGCTTTCGCGCAACGCCTCATTTTCGGCCCGCTGGCGGATACCATCGCGAACACCGCTTAAATCAGCGACGCGCCCTTGATCGAGGCCAGCAAGCGCCTGTCCGATACCGCCGAGGCGGTCTTGAAAATCGGGGTTTTGAAACCGTGTTTTGAGTGCTGCAAAATCCATTATAGAGCCCCGTAATTTACACGCTTAAAGCCGCTCGGGTCGTCCTCAACCGCTTTTTTCTTTTTGACCTGCTGAGCCATAACGCCCATCAGTGTCTTGCCTTCAAATCCCTCGGGCGCCACGCCGTCCTTGTATTTGTAAGTATAAACGGGCGTGCCGTCGTTGAGTTTCCCGACTTTTTTCGTATCGGTTTTTAGGCGCTCGTCGGAAAAGAGCGAGGCGACTTGCAGGCCAGCGCCGAGAATACCCATCATGCCAGGGCTTTGCGATTGTGTCGCCGATTGAGACGCGCCGCCCGTTGCTGCTCCCATTAAACTTTGCACGGCCCCTTGGTATGCTCCCTGATACTGTTGACCGAGGCCCGCTTGCTGTGACGAAAGCCCGAGCAAGTTGCCGAATTGCTGCTGCTGTGCGCCCTGCAAGGCATTCGCGGCTTGGAATGCTCGGGCTTGATCTGCGTTGAAAGCGCCTTGGCGCATTCCAGCGGCTTGTAAGTTTTGCCCATGCCGATTTGCGCGCGCCGATTGTTGCATATTTGCCGCTTGCAGCCCTTGAGCACGAATTGCGCCTTGCGCATCCTGTAGTTGCCCCGCGCCTTGCAGTGCTTGACCACGCGAGCTTGTGAGCGCGTCTTGCTGTAGCCCCGCCGCTTGAAGCTGTTGCGCCCGCAAGGCGTTTTGAGCGTTGTTGCGCACGCCACCGGCTTGCACAGCTTGCGAGAGCAAAGCGTTTTGTGCGTCCTGCACCATGCCCGCGCCTTGAAGCTGGCGTCCTGAAAGCGTATCTTGGGCGCTTTGACGGGCTTGCGCCGCGCCGAGGCCCATTTGCCGCTGCTGCTGCAAGTCCTGCTGCCCGACTTGAGCGGCTTGCAGTGCCCGATCGCGCGATTGCTGGAAAGCGTCATTTTCCACGCTTGCAATCCCCGAAGTGAGTCCTTTAGCTAAATTTTGTTGGTGAAGTGACGAGCCGGTCATGCCCGAGGCACCGAAAGTCGCATTCACATCTTGTAACACGTTATCAGCGACGTTGCGTTTCACTTGACCGAAAGCCGCCGAGCGTGCGTTTTGATCTGTCATCTCGTTGACTGTGCTTTGAAAGCCGCTAGCGTATTGCGGCTTTTGCGCCTGTGTTGTCGCGCGATTGAATTGCTGGTCAAAACCGCCTTGCGTGGCTTGTGAAACGCCTTGGTTGAAGCGTGGATCGAGCTGAGCATTGATTGCTCGGCCTGTTGCTTGGTTTAGCCCTTGATCGACACCCGCCCCCATTGTGCGCCCGACCGCTTGGCCGACTGATTGTGCGGGGCCACCCTGCGCGCCTTGTGCCGCGCGAGACAAAAGAGGGTTGACCCCCGCATTCATGGCCTGCGAGACTTCCCGATTAAAGCCTTGCGTCGGACCTGGCGCTTTTCGGCCAGTTACAGCATTAAAAAGAGGGTCGCTTTGTGTGCCGCCTTGCATTTGCGACATAAGCGCAGAACGCACAGCGGGATTGACGCCCGTCTGCCCAGCCGCCGCGCCGAGCGTGCCTTGAGCTTGATCAATCCCTTGCACAAAGCGATCGGTCATTAGCGAGCCGCCATAGTCTCGAAATTTATCAAAGGCCGCTTGATCTGGGATCCAAGGATCGACCTTATTGCTCGTTGTTTTCTTTGATTTACCCATTTTCTTTAAGCTCCAAAATAACGTGAGTTTTTACCATGCCGAGCGGCCGCAACACTCTTTCCCAACCTGGACGCGTAACGGCTTCGAGCTTGGTGGAACCTAAAGAATGTGACCAAACGCGAATCGTCGCTAAGAGTTGGCCAGCCCACTGCTCATAATTGTGTCCTGCGCAATGCGAAATGACACAAGTTTTCGTCGCATCATTTTGCAAAAAAGTCAAGGCGCACCCCGCAACAGATTCGCAGCTAAGCACTATCCAGCACTGATATTCTTGCGCGCGAATGTCCTTAACGAGCCGTTCAAGCGTAAGCGAGCCGCCCGATCTCTCGCAAAAGCTGTTGAGATGCCACTCGATCCGACCTAGCCACTCGTCTAGAATGTCAGTGCTTATCGCCTTTATAGATACGCTGTCGCCCATCCCGCCACCCGAATTTCATTTGCCGTGTTTGAGGTTGCAAAGAGCGACTCGCCAGGATTAAGTAAGAAAAGATTACCCAGATCGAGATAGCCCTCATTGTTTTTGATTGCCTTATTGCCAAAAGCAATATCTCCCGCGGCTGGCGCGGCGCCTGTTGTGATGTAGAGAGCGAACTCGGCAACGCCGTTGCTTAAGTCTGTCACAACAAGGCTCGACAATAGCAACGCCTCACTCTCCGGCGCTGCGACGATCAGGTTAGCGGTTAGAACCGTTGTGCCATCCAGCAAAACCGGCGAAAACGCGTAGCGCCTCAACTCGGCGCGACCGCGCGAATCCTTGGTTACAATGGTTGGTCTGTTGTTTAGATCGCTCATGCTGCGCCGCTCGCCTCCCAATCAATTTGAAACCCGCTTGCTTTTGACCACGGAACGCCCGATGGTATCTCAATTCGGACGCTGTGAAACCATGCGTCGGAAATGGCGGGGCAAAAACCTAGCGGGCCTTGCTCGGACTGCGGGCCGAAAATCTTATCTTCACCGACCGTATCGCGGCCAGCAATCGAGGCTCGCGCACTTCGCGACGGTAGGCGCACTATCGGGAAAACCGAACGAATGAATGAACGCGCGCCGACTTGCGGCTGATAGTCGCCAGTCTCAAAGGTTGCGAGCATATTGTCTCCTTTGAACTCTTGCAGCTCACCATTTACAAAAGCGGCGAGGGTGCGCCCTTGCGCCTCATATTGCGCAGAATCAAACGACGGGCCGTTAACGTCGAGAATATTATCATTAAGCACCGTCGGGTCGGTCTCGTCTATAGATACGGGCAAGGTCGTGCTTTCGGCAATCCAATCGACAGTAACGCTTGCCGTTGTCCAACGGTCAAGGCCCCAATTGTAAATGATCTGCCGCTGGTATCCCTCAAAGCCAGTCGGATAAAACGACCAAATAATCGAGCGATTCGCCCAGTCGACCGCGCCCTGCGTGAACTTGAGAAAGCCAGTGTTGAGATTGTCCTTGAACCATTGCCACACGCGATCACTTGAAATGATTTCAACGCCCGAGCCGTCGGTGCGGCAAAATCCATCATGCGCAAGGAAATAAATATCACCACCAACGCGCACAAGGCTGTTTGGCGCGGGACATCCTCGCTCGGCCTCGATTACCTCTTTTGCAAATACCGTCGGCCCGCCAGTGAACCAGATACGGGAAATGCCCGTGCGCTGGAAGATCAGATCGAACCGCCCGCCAAAAATTCCGGTCACCTCGCCATAACGCGATTCCATATCAACGTAACCGCTTTGCCGCCCAATATCCGTAACCCAATCCGCCGTCGGGTTGTTAAAGGCCGACCATCGCACGCGGTAAGGTTGGTTGCTGGCGTCAATGTCGATCAAATTTCCAAGAAAGAGAAAATCACCCACAACATCGAGTGTACTTGCCTTTGGTGGAGATCCTGAATTTGTAACGAATGCGCTGTCGGAAAATATAGACGCCAGCCTATAAAGCCCGTGCGTTTTACACGTTGCATAGAGCGAATGCCCAAGCTGGTCAAAAGCCCAATAATCGCCAAAGTCGAGCGCGAGGTTTAGGCCGCTTGCAAAGACGCTTGTGCCGCGCATAACAAAAAGGTCGGTCGTGGTGCCGACGAGTAAAAGGGGTGTGCCGTCTGGCAAGTCAAAGCGCGCAACGCCCCGCACTTCGCCCGTGACATTTCGGCCAGTGCCAATAAGGCCAGCAATAGGATTGTAGCCAGCCCCAACCGCATAGACGTTATCACACTTGGTTAGACCTGGGTTTTTATAGCTCGGTCCGTCGGGTAAGAATTGGCCGAAATCAACGTCAACTTTCATACAACAGTCCCCACGGGCTCAACTTCAAGGGTGCCGCCATTGTAGCGGCTTGCAAGATCGGCCCTATTGGCCATTGCGACCGCCCGCGCACCCTCGGCCTCCCAAAACGGCAAGGCGCCTGTGTCACGGATCAGTCGCGCGTGGTGCGCAAGTGTCGTGTAAACATAGGCTTCAAG